AATTTAAACAAATTATTAATCAGAATTCTGTTGCATTTGCAAGTTGAATTCAGCCAATATAAAAATAACACGAAAAATTCTTTATCCGTTTTGTTATGCTGTAATTATGAATATAAGAATCATTGTGAAATATATAAAACAAAATTGAAGATTGATATTGAACGTTTGTTGTCAGTTACATTGTCATAAAATGACTATGTAACTGATATTTGGTATTTGGAAAATGGTAAATAGCTTATTTTTTCATTTTTTCTTGTATATTCCAAAATAACTCCTCATATTTGCACCGTCCTAATTTATCAGCGTGGCGGGTGACCGCCGAACATATTTTTGTGTCGGCATTTTTTATGCCCATACATGAACGTATTAATAAAGTATAACGGTTTCGTACCCCCATGATACGGCTTAATGGCCGTAACTGCCGCGCTGGTGTAGGACAATGGGACAGGCGAAACCGTTTTTGTCTATCCACTTATAACAAACAATGTTGTATTATGTCCAAACAGCGTAACATTGATTTGTCGGGGAATAATAGTACCCAACAACCAACGGCTCAACCCTCCGAAATGGGTAAGTACTCCACACTAGAACTGCAAGCCGCATTCGATGCCGGCCGTGCTCTCGGTAGAACTGAAGGTATGCTCTCTTACCAACGCCACATCATGAACCAGCTCTTTGCAGAGAATCAGAAGCTCAATCGGAAACTTCAGGAACAGAAAGGAGGCCGGTCATGAGAGAACAATATGTAAGAATACTAGTTCCCAATTATAATCCGGATCCTCTTAGCGTGAAGCAATTCTTCCAAATGCAGAGCTTTGCCAAAGACGTGCAAACCTATTTACCTTATCAAAGCACCACTTTGCTCGATTTCATGTCTATTGCCTACAACTATTGCTTGAAGACTCGGCAAAATTCGTTGGATAATATGGCCTGTTATCGTGACGACTTTAGGCACAAGGTTATGCTATTCCTGACGAAGTATTATCCTAATGGATTCAAGAAAAACAAGAAAGGTTTGTCAGATACCTGCTACAAAGAACTTTTGAAATATCGCAAGCCTCGCTTCAAACGTGATTTCCTTGGTGAGTATGAGCCAATAGAGCGCATTTGGTTTATCCTCGCGTTACGTGCCTGCCACAGCTTTTTATTGTCCGGACATCTAATCGGCGATATAAATCAATTTGCCTACAAACTTGAGAAAATAGCTTTAATGATGAAAGGAGATATCTAAGGACTAAATAGTTAATAGATATTTTATTTCTCGGAAGATGTTCTTCTATTTTGAGGAACATCTTTCTTTTCTTATATATCTTAGTTAAAATAGGATATGAAGGAACATTGTTGTATCATCTGTAACAAGAAAACAGTATCAGTAATCAATACAGAAGAAGGACCAGTTTGCTATAATTGCTACTCTGATAAAAAGAACCCTCCAAAACAAAAGCAACACCATGATAACGAAGAAGCTCGGATTCAGTCGGAGTTTTTCAATAAGGTTCCTTTATTCTTCCCGAACCTACCGGATCGGCTCCTTTTTGCAGTCCCGAACGGTGGTAGCCGGCATAAAATAGAAGCGGCTAATATGAAGCGCCAAGGCGTTAAACGAGGTGTAGCTGATGTGATCCTTCAGATACCGAAAAAGGGGTATGCTTCCCTTTGTTTGGAGTTCAAGACATCGACGGGAAAACAATCTCCCGATCAAAAAGAATACCAACGCCAGGTTGAGATGGCGGGTAGTAAGTATGTGATTGTTCGGAGCGTGGAACAGGCTATCCGGGAACTGCAACTGTATTTAGGTTAATAGATTTCTCTGTTATATTTTAGAATAAAAGTTATGGCTGAATTGAAGTATGACCCTCGGAATTATCGTATCCACACGGATAAGAATAAAAGACTTATTAAAAAGAGCCTGGAGGACTGTGGAACCGGTCGTTCTATTCTTCTGGATAAGAACGATGTTATTATTGCCGGGAATGGCGTTTATGAGCAGGCTTTAGAACTGGGGTTGAAAGTCCGAATTGTAGAGTCTGATGGAAATGAATTGATAGCGATCAGAAGAACGGATTTGTCTACAGAGGATGAAAAAAGAAAGCTTTTGGCTCTGGCTGATAACCATACATCAGATACTTCTATGTTCGATTTTGCAACTGTAGTTGAAGATTTTGGTATTGACGAGCTTGGTGATTGGGAGTTGGAGCTTCCATTTGATGATATACCGACAGATGTAGACCGCTTCTTTGAGGGAGCAGATAAGGTTGAGAATAAAAGAAAGACGATGGTTTGCCCTCATTGTGGAAAGGAAATAGAGCTATGATCCTATATTTAGCCAGTTATAAAACATGTGCCAAGCGGTGGAATTTAGATACAAAAGATATTTATCTTTTAAGTTCTTTCTGGGAGCATAAGTCAGGAAATTGCGATAGTTTCGTCTACCAGGATAGACATATTTTGGATAGTGGGGCTTTTTCCGCGTTCTCCGGGAAGAACAATAATTTCGATTGGGATGGATATGTAAGGAAATACGCGGATTTTGTCTACAAAAACAATATAAGGCTATTTTTTGAGCTTGATATAGATATTGTTGTTGGGATTGATAAGGTTGAGTATTACCGAGAATACCTCAAGGATAGGACTGGCAGGAACCCTATCCCGGTTTGGCATTCCAATAGGGGAAAGGATTATTTTGTCAAGATGTGCGAGGATTATCCTTATGTAGCTATTGGTACGACATTGGCCACCGATGAGGGCAGAAAGATAAGAAAGAACCCGATGATCCTTAAATGGTTCATAGACCAGGCGCACACGGCCGGTTCCCGTATCCATGGGCTTGGGTTCACGAATACGACATACCTTAAGTATTTAAGGTTTGACAGTGTAGATAGCACGACTTGGTTATCTGGTGCAAGATTCGGGCAGATTTACTCATTCGATGGTGAAAAGATGATATATCAAGATCCGCCGAAAGGTATGAGGGTAAAAGATCACGATCTGGCTAATAGGCGTAATTTTAGTGAGTGGGTGAAGTATCAGAGATACGTCGAAAGGTATTTATAATAGATAATTTAATAAGATAATATGAAAGATAGTTTGATAATTTTATCGGGAGGTATGGATTCTGTTACCCTTCTGTATGAGAAAATAGAGAGAATATCACTGGCTATCACGTTCGACTACGGAAGCAGCCATAACAAAATGGAAATCGGGTTTGCATCATATCATTGTGAGAGGTTAAGGGTTGAGCATATCGTGATACCGTTGAGGTTTATACACAACTATTTCAAAAGCGCACTATTGGAAGGGGCAGAGGCTATTCCTGATGGGCGGTACGAGATCGAGAATATGGTATCGACCGTTGTGCCTTTCCGTAACGGAATCATGTTATCCATAGCGTGCGGTATTGCTGAGAGCCGAGGATTGGGAAAAGTCTTTATAGCGAATCATTCAGGCGATCATTCGTTATATCCGGATTGTACGGACGCTTTTATAACAGCTATGTCAACTGCTATGCGTAATGGAACGTATGGTGGGATCACGATTGATGCCCCGTACACTAATATAACGAAGTCGGATATAGCTACTCATGGAAAGAAATTAGATATTGATTACTCAAAGACGTATTCTTGCTATAAGGGAGGAAAGAAACATTGCGGAAAATGTGCCACATGCTTAGAACGCAAGGAGGCGTTATGGGAAGCTGGAATAATTGATACCACCATATATGAGGACGATTAATTTAAAATATACTAAGATAAATGGTTATGTATTACGTATCAAAAAAAATGGAGATTGCAGGTTGTCACAGGTTAACCCTCTCCTACAAAAGTAAATGTGAGAATTTACACGGTCATAATTGGATTGTTACCGTATTTTGTAAGGCAAAGGAAGTCAATGCGGACGGGATGGTGGTGGATTTCAAGCACATCAAAGAAAAGATTCATTCCTGGCTTGACCATGGCAATTTCAATGAACTATTACCATTCAATCCAACTGCAGAAAATATCGCTAAATGGATTACAGAACAGATTCCAGAGTGTTACAAAACAAAAGTGCAGGAAAGCGAAGGTAATATTGCTGTTTATGTAAAAGATAAAGAAGAGGAGGAAGAATTATGAAAGTAAATGAGATTTTCTACTCCATTCAAGGAGAGGGACGGTTTACAGGAACTCCATCCGTGTTTATTCGTTTTGCTGGATGTAATTTGGCTTGCGATTTTTGCGATACAGATCATAAATCATACAAAGAGCTTACCGAAGATGAGATAATGCAGGAAATAGAAAAATATCCGGCAAAACATATCGTAATCACAGGTGGAGAACCAACAATGCAACTCTCAGCTTCACTTATTTATAAAATGCACGAAGCGAAAAAGTATGTACAGATTGAAACCAACGGAACGTTGTTGCTCAGAGATGGTTTGGAATCTATGATAGACTGGATCACATGCAGCCCCAAATATAAGGAAGTCAGAATCCAGCGTATAGATGAGCTGAAAGTGGTATATCGAGGACAAGATATGAGTCAATATGACAATTTGTCAACCACTTATGAAGATAGCTATTATTTGCAACCGTGCGATGTCAAAGACAAAGCCAAGAACGCAGAAATTTTGAATAAAACAATCAATTTTATCAAAACAAACTCAAAATGGAAGTTAAGCTTACAAACACACAAGATATTGAATGTGCGATAAGAACGATCCTTTCTTTTATCGGTGAGGACCCTTGTAGAGAAGGATTAAAAGGAACACCGGATCGTATCATAAGAATGTGGAAAGAGATCTTTCGTGGATATGATCTGGCACTGGTGCCTAAAATAACGGTTTTTCCTAATGGAGTGGATGGTCTTTCTTGTAATAGTGTTATCGCAGATTCAGGTGGATTTTATTCAATGTGTGAACATCACATGATGCCTTTCTTTGGGAAGTATTGGTTTGCTTATATTCCTAATCCCAAAGGTAAGATATTGGGCATATCGAAAGTTGGTCGTGTTGTTGATTATTGTGCGGCACGATTACAGGTACAAGAGCGATTGGCGAAAGATATCATTGTGATGATTCAAGAAGCGTTAGGTTCGGAATATCCACCTTTGGCAATGGGTATAGTGCTAGAAGGAGAACATTTGTGTAAGTCAATGCGTGGTGTAAAGAAAGAAGGTAAAATGTGCTCTTCTTTCTATTTAGATAATGGAAGTTTACCTGAGTTGAAGGCGGAATTGTCCCGATTCGTTAGTTTTGGTTAGGTATGTCAGAGAAGAATGAAGTAAAAAAGAAAAGTAGGGGGCGTAAGTCTGAATATAGAGAAGAATATGCAGAGCAGGCTCTAAAACTTTGTCTGTTAGGTGCAACAGATAAGGAGATTGCTGAATTCTTCTCTGTTTCGGAACAAACGTTGAATAGTTGGAAGAAGAAGTTTCCTCAATTTCTTGAGTCCTTAAAAAAGGGAAAAGCTGTAGCAGATGCAAATGTAGCATCGAGACTTTATAGCCGTGCGATTGGTTACGATGCCAGAGCGACGAAGTTCGCTACCAACGAGGGTAAGATTACGGATAAGGTGGAGTATATCGAACATTACCCTCCGGACACAACTGCCGCCATTTTCTGGCTGAAGAACCGGCAACCTGGCAAGTGGCGTGATAAGAAAGAAGTGGAGAACCAGGTCAAACTGGGTGATGAATTGGAATCGATGTCAGATGAAGAACTAGCAGCAATTATCCGTGGCGAAAAGGAGTAAGAGAGAAATATTGATCAGACAGGCGAAGGCTGCGACCATATTGCGCAAACGGGAGGCTCGGAATGATTTCTGGGCCTATTGTTTATATCATGATCCTAAGTTCTTCGCTAAGCGTTTGTTTTTGAAGAAGGTGGCGGACGCTTTTACGCGGGTGTACGAATCGTATTTGTCGGGTGTGATTCGTCGGCTGGCCGTCTCCATGCCGCCACGTGCCGGGAAGTCCTATATATCATCCTTGTTCATTTCGTGGATGCTTGGCCATTTCCCGGAAGAGTCGGTCATGCGCAACTGTTGTTCCGATACACTGTATAATAAACTATCTTATGATACACGCGACATTGTCCGCTCTTCCCGGTTCAAAGAGATATTCCCGGATGTGCAATTGCGAGGGGATAAACAGAATGTGCACGGCTGGAACTTGGAAGTTGCCCGACAGGTGAGTTACTTCGGGGCCGGTGTAGGCGGTACGGTAATCGGTTTCGGTGCGTCTATGTTGGCCATGACCGACGACTTGTATAAGAGTTTGGAAGATGCACTATCTGACACCAATAACGAAAAGGTCTGGTCTTGGAAGCAGGGAACACATGATTCCCGTATCGAGGGGAACTGTTGTTCGATCGACATCGGTACCCGTTGGTCGGCTACGGATGTTCTTGGTCGTATGGAGGAAATGGGGAAGTATGACGAGATTATCCGTATTGCCGCATTGGATGAGAACGATTGTTCTTTCTGTGAGGATGTGCATACAACGGAGTATTATCACGAATTGCGGGAGGAAACGGACGATTCCATCTGGTGTGCCGAGTATATGCAGGAACCGATCGAGGCTATTGGGTTGTTGTTCCCAAAATCAGAATTGAACCGCTTCAAGCTGGCAGATATCGAAGGTAAACAGCCGGATGGCGTGATCGGTGCTACCGATGTGGCCGACGAAGGAGACGACGATTTCTGTGCACCGATTGCCAAAGTATTCGGTACAAAGTATTTCATTACCGATGTCCTGTTTACGAAAGACAATGTCGAGATTACCGAACCGAAGTTGGTTTCCTTGATTCTTGACACCCGCTGCGACAATATGCGTATCGAAAGCAATAACGGCGGCCGTCTGTTTGCTCTGAATGTCCGTAAGGCTGTAAAGGCAAAGAATGAAAAATGTATCATTCAGGCGAAACCGACAACAGCCAATAAGGATACACGTATCTTGTTGAAGTCTGGTTGGATTAAGAAGCATTGTTATTTCCTGGAAGAATGTGAGTATAAGAAAGGTTCGGACTATGACCGATTTATGAAAGCGCTTACCAGCTATAAGAAAGAAGGTGGCAACAAGCATGATGATGCACCGGACGGTATGACGATCCTTGCCGAGAATGTAGAGTTCATCGGGTTATGTAAGGCTAACTCTGTACGTCGGGTCGCAAGAGGACGATAAGTGGCAAAATGAAAGTGTTTTTCCGATATTTGTAACACGTATTAGATAAAATCCCGATATTTTTCTATCACATACTTGCGTTTTGATATCTGTTCTCGGTTTTTACATTTCAAAGTGAACTTGTTTAGACTGGCCGTATTGACAGCGAAAAAACATTTGCTTTTATATTTTAGCATAAAACGATTATGCCAAGTATAAACGACATTCTTGCAAATGAAGATTTCGGGCAGGTAGTCAGTACGTTATGTGTCGATACGATTGAATACCGGGAACCAAGAGAATATTACAGAGAATACCACGGTGAGCGCCGGCGACGTAAAACCTCTGTCGGTTGGCGTGAACCGAAACGGTTGGCTGTCTATTCGGAAACCTTGAAAGATAAGAATGGTGAGCCGTTACGACTGGAAGATAAGATCGTAGATGTAGCACGTATCGTTACCAACTTCCCGAAAAAGGAGGTGCGTACCTCTGTCGCTTTCTTGTTTGGCGGGCAAATGACGATTACGGGAACTGATCAGAACGATGGTTTTCAAGAATTCAAACGTGTATGGGAACGCCGATTAAAAATGCAATCCGTCTTGAAGTCGTTCGCTCGTAAGGTGCTTTCTGAAAGTAAGGCTGCTCTTGTATTCTATCCGTATACTTCCAAAGGATTAGACGGCAACTTGATTACGGAGTTGAAGGTGAAAACGCTTTCCGTTCCCCGTAATGAAAATACTTTCTCTGAATTTTATCCCCACTTCGATGATAACGACGATATGGATGCCTTTATTCATCGTTACCAAGTGAACTCTAATGGTATGATCCGGAACAGTTGTACAATCTGGACAGTAGATAAGATTATTACGGCTATCGATGAAATGGGTGGCTGGGTAATAAAAGAGGTTCCCAATCTATTCGGAAAGATTCCGGTCGTGTATGCAGATGTTTTCCAACCAGAATGGGACGAGGTTGCCGGTATCATGGATGCGCGGGAAATGCGTTTGTCCCGTATGGCCGACACTAACGACTACTTTGCGGAACCAATCTTGAAAACGTATGGCGATTCCGATTTACCTTCTAAGGAAACAACCGGGAAAGACCTTAATTTCCCCATTAAGGTCGATGAAGTATCTGGCAAGGAATATCATGGCGATGCCGATTATTTGACATGGACTGGCTCCCAGCCATCTGTAGATAAAGAATTGGAAGAAACGAAAAACGAACAATTTGCTGGTACATCTACGCCGGATCTTTCTTTTGATAACTTGAAAGGCATTGGCAACCTGTCCGGTGTCGCTCGTAAATTCATGCTGATGGATGCAACTATCAAGGCGAGTGAGAACATGGAAACGTTCGGTCCGGTGGTTCAGCGTTGCGTGTCGGTCGTGTTGGCTGGGATATGCAATATTACCAACATCAAGTACCGTCCTCAATTGGTGAACAACCTGATCGATGTGGAATTTGGTTCCATTTTGCCGGAAGATTTGGCTGAAACCCTGCAAACCCTATCTATTGCCAATGGTGGCAAACCGATTAACGCTCAGCGCACGGTTACGGCTCATTCTCCGCTAACAGAAGACTTGGACGAAGAAATGAAGCTGATGAAGGAAGAGGAGGATACGGCTGCGCAACGTAATAACATGGTTGGTCTGACAATGGGATATGGAGAATGAAAGAACTATCATTTCATGAGCGACAATTCCTGCAACGTCTGTTCCGGCAACAAGGCAGCATAAAGTATTCGTTTGACGAGTTTGTTCGTAGGGTAGGACCTCTTCTGGCTAAATGGTCGGATCATGGCGGCGACCGTGTATGGATAGGTAATGCTACTATTGAGAGGCAAATCGAACGGCTATTGGATGATTTACACACGCAGCTCGTAAGCAATATATCCAATACAGTTACCGATGTATGGAATTTAGGCAATAGGAAAGCGGATGAATTGGTAACGGGCTATATTAAGGATATGGCTATCTCCACTACGCTAAGGGAAAAATTGTTTTCCCGGAATGCCGATGCGCTGAATACTTTATTGAAACGTAAAGATGAATTTGGTAAAACCATATCCTCCCGTGTCTGGGACATAACGGATGGGGCCATGGACAATCTGGAGTATTACCTTTCTTCCGGATTGTCTTCCGGTCGTCCGTCGGCGTTGATCAGCCAAGATATACGGCAATTGCTAAACGAACCCAACCGTCGTTTCCGACGGGTAAGGGATGCGAATGGGAAGCTGGTTCTATCCCAGCCAATGAAAGACTATCATCCAGGACAGGGTGTTTATCGTTCGTCTTACAAAAACGCCCTACGTTTAGCAGCAACGGAGACCAATAAGGCTTTTCGAACTGCCGATTACGAACGTTGGCAGAAAATGGACTTCGTGACTGGTTATGAGGTGGAACGTTCACCATCGAATCATGGTCCGTGTCCTGTGTGTGATGCAAAGGCGGGGCAATACTCAAAAGATTTCAAGTTTACGGGCTGGCATCCGTTCTGCATCTGTATAGCTACGCCGGTCATGATGGATCATGGGGAGTTTGCGGAATGGTTGCTGGGGGATGGAAAGGTTGAAAGAGATAGTATTTCAATCCAATATTCAAAAGATAGAACGAAAGAGCTGCAAAATTGGGCAAAGCAGTCTTTATTGAATGGCTCATTCTCTCATAAAGATTTTCCGGTACGAGTTAAAATGACAGGAAAGTCTATCAAAGAGTTCTTGAATCAGCCTCATAAGTTCAAGAAAGAGAAGAACGAATTGATAAAAAATATAGGAGCGATATTTGCCGGTTCGGATTACAAGGGGTATACTGAATACCATAAGGATAATCCTATGATTAAATATTCTCATGTTTTTGAAATTGAGTTGAACGGAGAGAAAAGTTGGATTATTGTTAGAGAAGATATAACCGGGAATGCCGTCCTTTATAGTATATCGGATAGTGATAAGGTCTTGACTGGCATAAAAAAGAAGTAGCCCGATAGACCATCACCGTAGAACTACAATCCACGGCTGAATCTATCAGACTACTTTATGTTTTTAGAAGAATGATTTTCAAATAGCCCCCTTGGAACTGCAATCCAAGGACTTGTTTGTAAACCACTTCTTTCTGCAAAAATATAAATTATCTCCTAATTGTCTAACGATTTCGGATTTTTAATTGTCAAAGTCGAGAATAAGCTGTTTCCCGTTGGCCTTCCATTGCTCAAATGAGTAGTCTACCGTCATGTTCATTTGCTTTGTAGCTTTGGCTAGTTTGTTCTTCGCTTCATGGAACTCCTTTTTGAGGATTTGGATACGGGCCCAGTCTTCTGCTTGTCGTTTCTGCTTTTGATTGACGAAGCTGGCGTAAGAGGCGAAATGATCATACAATGTATCGTAACACTGCATTTTGTATTTAATGACGGAAGGTCTTACTTCTTCATCAACTCGATTAGTATCAATTGAAAATAACCATCCAAAAACGTATCGGATAGGAATGCAGTACATTTCACGTTCTTTCCCGTCTGCGGCAACCGAGGTCATGATGACCCCGGTTGAACTTAATATTTCATCACGATCAATTCTATTACGTTGAGCTTTGGCGTCTATGCCAAGAGCATCACAAATAGGTTTGATGGGAACTAGTTGATTAGGAGCATTACTAGCCATGATAGCCACATTGTTTACTTTCGCAATCTCTTTTACGTTAAATGATAAATTTTTCATATTTCCGAAAAAAGCGAGGGCAAAGGGGATTCTGTAGTAAAGTGGCAGTTTACAGAATACACCCAATGCCCTCTAAATTTCCTATTGACGCAACTGCCACGTAACGTCTTTCTGAGATAATATATAAATCAGAAAAACTTTTTCTGGAAGCAGATGGCGATACCTTCTATACTTTCGCTTTTTGCGTCTGCAATTTCGAATTTAATTTCTCAGCTTCCTTTTGCATATTTTCGGAAGCATGTTTGATGTAGTATAGCATTCCTTCGGTTCTTCCGATTTCTCGGCCGGTATTGAATGCGGCTTGTAGTTCAGGAGTGGAGTACTTACCCATTTCGGAGGGTTTGGCCGTTGGTTGTTGGGTACTATTATTCCCCGACAAACAAATGTTTTGCTGTTTGGACATAACTAACATTGTTTGTTATAGAGGATAGACAAAAAAACGGTTTCGCCTGTCCCATTGTCCTACACCAGCAAAGGCAGTTACGGCCATTAAGCCGTATCATGGGGGTACGAAACCGTTATACTTTATAATACGTTCATATATGGGCATAAAAAATGCCGACACAAAAATATGTTCGACGGTCACCCGCCTTTGCTGATAAAATAGGACACCACAAAGATGAACACTTATTCTGAATCCTGCAAGAAAAAACTTTCCCTCCCTTATATTTTAAACAGAAAACTCTTATGACAATTTTAGATTTAATCAAGGCGGCATGTAAGACGAAAGGCGTGCCGGAGAAGTATGCGGAACGTATTCAGAAGACGTTCAAAATAGAGAAAGCTGAAGGAATGGAGGCTTTTGTGGACCTGTTCAAAGAAAATATCCTTCCGGCTATCCAGGAGGCAGAGAATGAAGCTAAGACTACGGCTGAAACGGCTGCGGTCGCTGCATACGAAGCAAAACATGGATTAAAAGACGGTAAACCGGTGGAAGATCCGGATAAGAATAAGAAAACGGAAGAAGATCTGTTGAAGGATCTTAGCCCGGAAGTAAAAGCTTATCTGGAAAGTATGAAGAAGAGTGTCGATGATATGGCTAAAAAGGTGGGTGATTCCATTACTAACTCGGCAAACGAAGCCAAAAAAGAAACAGTTCGGAAGCAGTTGAAAGATGCCGGTCTTCCGGACAGCTGGCTGGGACGTGTGGATTTGGCTTCTGAAACGTCTATCGAGGATCAGATCAAGACACTATCCGAAGAATATACCGGAATCCAGCAAAAGGCGATCGATGATGCTGTGGCTCGTGGCGATTACGCTCCCGGTTCCGTAAATCTTCAGGACCGTTCCGAAGCGGATTGGGCGAAGCTGATGGATCAGGACGTCGATAATAGTGCAAATAATCCCGGTGTGGTAAACCTGGGTATTGAATAATCAAATAAAGTGTAGCATTATGTACAGAAAGAGAGAAAGAGAATTCCAGTATCCTCCCGGAATTGAAAAGATTATTGAGGATGTGATCGGTGGTGGGACGATTGATCGCAGAGACTTGCAGAACGCTTTGTTCAATGGCAAGGCGTTGGACGAACTGCCTCCGATTGTAATAGTAGTAAAAGATCCGGAAACAGGGCTGTATCATGTATTGAAGACGGCAATGGCTTCCGATGCAGGTAGTGAAACAACTTATAAGGTGGCCAAGAATCATCTGTTCGGTGTGGGTGACTTCGTGACGATTGGTGGCGCTTTGACTGGCGCTTCCGATAAGATCACAGCTATTGATAAGAGTAATGCGGATTTCGATACGATTACGCTGGCAGCAACGATTGGGGCTGCAACAAAAGGTCAAGTATTGGTTCAGGCTAAAGACAAGCAGGCTGCGAAAGCCGCCAAGTTACCTTATGATGGCGAATTGGTCGTCACGATGAATAAAGTCGACTTGACTGTAGCTAACCAGCAGTCCGGGTTATTGGTAAGAGGTACGGTAAACGAATCCTGTATGCCGTTCCCGGTAGATAAGGACTTAAAGGCATTAATGTCGTTTATCCGTTTTGTGTAATCCATTAAAATCTGATATATGGAAAGAAGTTTAATTAAACAGGTGAATAAAAAGAACATGGCGGCTCGTTTGAATACCCGCCATGTGAAACCAGTCGTTTTCCCGAACTTCTTCGGGGTGAAAAGAAAGACTTCGTTGAAGTGGGAGACACTGACCGGCGAGAAGGGTGCTCCGGTAATGGCAGATGTGATCTCTTTTGACGCTTCCGCTCCGCAGAAGACGCGCGAGGTAATCAGCAAGTTGTCCGGTGATATTCCAAAGACAGCCGTTAAGCGTGGTATGAACGAAAGTGATTACAACGAGTACAAACAGTTGGAACGTGACGCACAGGGTGACGCAGACCAATTGGCATTGCTGAACCTGGCTTTCAAGGATCAGGATTTCGTGTATAACTCTGTCCGTGCCCGTTTCGAATGGTGGTGTATGCAGCTCATGAGCCGTGCGGGTTTCCATTTGTCGGCAAAGAATAATAGCGGTGTCGTTACGGCTGAGTTTGTTGGTTGTGGTATGCCGAAGAAGAACCAGCGTAAATCTTCTGTAGATTGGAGCAACGCTTCAACGGCCAACGGCTTGCAGGATATCGAAGATACGGTTGTTGCTGCTTCTGCCGAGGGAGTAACGATTCGCTATGTAGTGATGCACGTGGCTGACTTCTCTTTGTTGAAGAAGCAGAAATCAACATTCGACACATTGAAGGCATGGGTTAATTCGTCTTCAAAAATATTGGTGACGAAAAATCTTATCAACGAGTATCTGGCCGAACAGGAAATCCCAGTGAAGATCATTACTGTGAATCCGTCTGTCCGTATCGAGGACAAGGCTCATCGTCGTAAGACGATCAATCCGTGGGAGCGTAAACGTGTATGCTTCCTGGAGGATCTGAAGGTTGGTGATATCCAGCACGGACCGATTGCAGCCGAATCTTCCGCTACCTTGCAGAAGATTGCCCTCATGGTAAAACAGGATTGGGTATTGGTTACCAAATGGTCTGAACTGGAACCGTTCAAGGAATGGACGAAAGCAGAAGCAAATGCTATCCCTGTCGTAAACGATCCGGATGCCATGTTCATCATGAAGGTGGATGGCAAGGATTGGAGCGCATCTGAAGATACTGAAGGTACGGATGATATCCCGGCAACATTCTTAGGTGAAACTGTTGAACCGGAAGATCAAACGATTCAGGACACTGAAAACGGAGAATAACAATCATGGCTAAGACGATTCGAGATACAATACTAGCTTATCCAGGTCTCGCGGATTGTGAAGATTTTTTGGATAACGTCGTTTTGCCGGGACGCGGTTTTGAAGGTACAGAAGATAGTAAGACGATCGATATTCAAAAACAAAAGCTGGTGGCTGCCGACCTGTATTCAATGGTCGGTGGTCTACCGGACTTCACAGAAAACAAACTCTCTATCACTTATCCTCGTTCCTGGTATGACGCTACGGCAAAACGGCTGTATAGGGAAGGTGGAGAACCGGAGAAAGCAGAACTGATCGGGAATAAGATTGAAGTTCCAAAAGGAAGGGCACGAAACAGATGGTAAGACGGTATTCACATAAAGCGATAGTAACAATCCAATCCGGACAATTGGTAAAAGGGGAATGGGTTGCCGGAGAACCGACGGAAATAGAGGTTACAGGGCAATACTTTCCATCCAATAGCGGACAGCAATTGAAGCGGAATGTCGATGGGAAGGAATTTATCGTACACGGTGAGTTCTCGACAAAGGCCCGTCCTGTGGAAAATGCGAAGCATATCCGGATTGATAGTATCGCTCTCGATGTGGATATCATCTGTTGGGAGCCGTTTCAGACTCACTCTGTAATTTATGTATAGCGATGGCAAGGAAAGGTGGTTTGACTCCGATGTGGAGCGACAAGGAGGTCGAGCGTTGGTTTGATTATTATGTGGACCGGGCGGAAGAGCGGATATACAAATTATTGCAACGTGCCGGGGAAGAGTTCGTGAAGATTGCTCGCAAAAAAAAGAGTTATCAAGACCAAACCGGCAATCTCCGCAGTTCTATAGGTTATGTGATTGTCAAGGATGGCGATATACTGACAGAGGATTACCAACAGTCTGCAGAAGGAACCGATAAACAGACCGGTATCCGGGAAGCGAAACGGCTAGTTTCCGAACTGGCTAAATCTTATTCGGATGGATGGGTGTTGATCGGTGTCGCAGCTATGCCATACGCTGTCTATGTAGAGGGGATCTATAATTTGGATGTGGTATCCGGTGCTTCCGACCATACCGAAGAATGGATTAAGAAACAGAGTCGGATATTATTCAACAAACTAGCGGAGAAAGGATATTGATATGGCTGATCAGTTTGATATAGTAGATATCGTGTATGATGCGGTTGAACCGATCAGTACGAGCTTTATTCTGTACAAAGATCGCTCTGGTGATGGTGAGACAAAGAATCATATCACAATCCGGATGCTCACGTTAAATGAAACAGAGGTTGTGAATAAAGGTTCGGTTAATATCAACGTATTTGTGAAGAATCAAGCGAAAGGCAGGCCTGATCGACAGCTAATGAAAGGAGTGACACGAAAAGTTAAGTCTGCACTACGAAATATCACACCTCCTTTCGGCATGTATTGGAAATCTCGGATCGTATGGTCCGAACCTCTTGGCGAAGCAAAAGAAGGCTTCGATTGTACGAATATAAGATTTGAAGTAATAACAGAAATAGATTAAGAATATGGCTAATGAAAGAAGTTTGGCGGTAGGCGTATCCTTCTTAGGATATGGTGACCCCGGTGATGGTGTTCCGGCCTCTATTTATACACAGTGTCCGATCGTTCATGAAGGCTCAGTTGCTTTCAATTTCAATGAAGCGACCTCTGTCGATTTCCGTGCGGAAGGGATGAAAGATCCTTGGGAGTCATTCGATAAGGCTGGCGACCCGGATAGTTTTGAATTTGCTATCCCGTCGCCGACAGCTCAGGAGATGCTCGCGTTTTGTGGTGGTTCTGTAAGTGGTGGTAAGTGGAATGCTCCGATTGATATTCCAAATATCCGCAAATCGTTCAAGATACAGACAACACCGTACAAAGGTAAGTATACGGAATATACATTTGCCATTTGTAAAGTCAGTGCCCGCTTGAGTCAGGCTCCGTCTTCAGAACAAACAGACCTTTTGCTAGTTAAATGTACCCGTTTGGCAGCAATTACCTCTGCTGGGCAGCAACGATCTTCGTTCGGTCGGGCGGTGATGAATGTAACCCTTACTCCGGTAACGGCAGTTGCAATCACCGGTACACCCAAAGTTGGTGAAACGCTTATGGCCACCTTGACACCAGCGGAAGCGACTGGTGATTTCCAATGGCAACGTAAAGTGGATGGCCAGGGAGAAGCCCAAGATATTGAGGGGGCTATTGGTGACAGTTATATGATCCAGCCGGAAAATGAAGGCGATAAAATCCTTGTCAAGTTTATGGCAAACGGTTTGTATTCCGGAGAGAAGACAAGCGCAGAAACAGAAGCCGTACAAGCAGCAGAATAATTAAGGACTGTTGTTTAGGTTATCGAAAGGGGCTGTCCAAAAAGTCGGATAGCCCCTTTTGCTATTGTTTATTTCGGTA